GTTAGGACTCCGCATTTTTTGCAATGCCTAAGTTGTAAATCAGGAGCCTTCCACGTCATAGCCTAAATCTTTGTTAACTTGTTTCTGACTTTCTGACCATTTCTCCCCTCTGCATTCGGGGTTGGTTAGTTGCAACTGTCTTCTGCATCGTGTAATCGTCGCTGCATCTGTTAGCGTGTACAGGTATGCCAAAAAGAAATCGGGCGCATACATCTCGTTTACATCTCTGCCGTCTGCAATTAGTTCGTCACGCCATACCATAGAGCAAAGCATTCTGTCATTGTCTCGGGTACCTGGGTACTTTAGCAGTGCATCTGCTACTCTGTTAAGTGCGCTCATAATCCTTTACCTTTATAAAAGCGTTTAGGTTTAACAATTGCAGGTCGCTCTGATTCGTTGACTTGGCGTGGTGGCTGCTGCTTAAATGCCCACCACTCTTTTACTATATGGTATAATACCACAACGGTAAAGAATATAAACGCAAGTGGGATAGCTATAATTATTGGCATGGTCATAGTGATAGGTATTGCTCTTCCAACTTCCACTCGCAATGTAACAAAGCTTGTGTGTGCAGTTCCGGTTGACTTTCGTCGTTCCACCAATCAAACGCTTCTGAGTCGTTGGTGTTGGCAATAACGCTAATTCCGTTAACGATGCCTTTAATTTGGTAGCCGCCATTAGCACGGTGGCTCATTGTGATGTTTGAGATGTCGAATTTCATATTGTATGTTTTTAGTTTTATGATTAGGAAATCAAGTAAGTGATCAACGCAACTGAACATATACGGAGAGGTATAAGTCAACAACTCTCCGTATGGTGTGCTGTGAAAGATGCTAAATGCACTACGCTTCCCGTCAAAGTGAATCTCACTATAAAGGTCGGGGTTAATGGTGCTTTGCATTCTGTCGCTTTTGCTTACTATCATGTCACAAATATAGTTATATTTTCTATATTACAAAATTATTTTCTTTATGCGTGCAAAATAGTTTGAAGCAGTTCCCATGCAGCCGACAACTTTTCGTCTATTTCGTACTGCAAATCGTGCCTTTCAATCTCTGCAATGTGCAGCTGTTTACCCTCAGGCATTCGCGGATCATACGAAACAAAGTAACCGCTCTCTAATTTGGTCGCTAACATCCCAAGTTGCATTTGGTAGTAGTATTCGGGATGCATTTCATACAAACTATCGGCATCATTGATGGCAAAGTTCTTGAGATGGATGGCACTGTTGTACGGGCATTTGATTTCAAGTATTGAATCCGAAGACATCCCATCCGGTGAATAGCCGCTATACTGCCCGTAGGGGATAAATACAAAGGTTTCCCCACCATAGTATGCCCAATCTTGAAAGAAGTGTTTAGAGAACGCCTCAAACGCTTCTGCTTCGTGTTCAATGCCCCAGGTCAAAGCATCTCCGTAAACTGCCTTTGATTGACCGGTTAATAGTTCAGCTGCTTTCTCGTATACGAAAGATTCTGCCGTTTTACTGAGCAACCCACCTGATCGTGAGTTGCCCATAAGTTTGTGAATGACTGATGCAGTAAAGCGGTTTAGCCTTGCTTGTTGCCACTGCTCTTCGTTTTGTGTGATTGTAATTTCCATTAGTTTATTTTTGTTAAATCTCGCCAATTACTCGCCAAGTTGTCGAGATTGTTGCTCCTCATTTGTATAGTAGGTTTTTTCGTAGTAGTAATCTTCTGCTTGTTCACATTTTGCGTATCCTTGTGAATAGCCTTCTTGATATGCCTTTGTTATTTCTTCTTGGTGCATTTCTTTAAATTGCTTTTTTAATGCTACATATTCTTTGACATCAATGCAAATTTCAATTCTTTTCATACTTGCATTTTCCCATGATTTATCTTCAAGTTTATCCCAAAGTTGTTCTACCATACTTTTTATTGTAATTTCCATCCTCGTTCAATAAGTCACTTTGCAGATTCAATCATTACCTTGTACTCTTCGCTGATAACGTACTTTGCCTCAATGTCCTTGATGCTGCCGCCATTTGTAACGTGAGCAACTGCCTTATCCCACATTGCGTGTTTCGGGTGTAGCGATTCTTTAGCCGTGGTAACTTTTATACCGGTTGCAGCATTGGCATCGTCATCTTCTTGATTTAAGCAAAATATAGATGCTAAAGCGTAACGTCTTGCGTAAGTAATTGCCGAACCTTGCGCCTGTGGATTGCTTGCATCTTTAATGCGTAGCACCTGCTCGCTCTGCATAAACTCGCCACTCTCTGCGTGATAGACCGTTGTGATCAAAACATCTTCGTGTGGGTGCTGCGTGACGAACAAACCGCACTGCTGCATAATAGGGTTAATGACTTCAAGAATAGCGGACAGGTCAGCGTAGTTCTTCTTGAAATGGGGATTGGTTGCGCTCTTCTTTACGCTTGTTACTTTGCCTTGAAATTCAAACAAGGCTTTTGTAAGTGTGGTGATTTTTTCAGATGTTTTCATTTGTCTTGTAGTTGGATTATGTTAGTAGCTTTTACTTTGTAGTAGTAGGTTAAATCGTGTAGGATGTCGTAGCGTTCGTCAAAGTTCAGGTACATAAAGTCTATGATGTTCTCGTCATTACTGCGACAAAACTTGTGAGCGTGTTCAAATTGGTCATCAAAGTATTTATAAGCCTTTGTCTGCACCTCACGCAGGTCATAGATTAAATGTACAAAAGGTAACTCTACCTGTAATGTGTCACCCTCAACAAAGATTTGTGCATCAACTTGCATGGCTAACGTCTTCTAATGCTGCCTTAATAACGCTCATTGCTTTTGGGTTAATGATGTCCCCGTTGAGATACTTGCGCACGCTTGGTTGTGAAACACCCGTTGCGTCAGATACACGCTTAATCAAGCCGTGAGTCTTGTTTAGTTTAATTTGCTTTATGATTTCGTTCAATTCCATGTCACAAAAGTAAAGTAAACTTTTGATATTGCAAAAATATTTTGCAGAATAGAGCAAAAAAAAGGGGAAAATTAATTCCCCGTAAGACTGTCTACTATGTATTCGCTTATCCTTGTTGCCAGTGTTTGCGTAGTAACTTGCTTCAATCCAGGCGATACAAACGGTCTTGCTTTCGTTCCCTCTCGGTGTATCTTTCTGGTAATAACGTAGGCAAGTGATTTGGTTGCTGCTATCCTATCCGGTGACTTACTAATCACGTTGACCTGAAGATCACGTTTATTTTGAATCCACTCGTATATGTTCTTGTATAGTTCGCCACTACCACCGCCTTGCGTGGGCTTTCTGCCATTTTCAACGTAGAACCAATAGTCCTGCATCATAATGGAAAGATTGTAACCCGTAGCCGGTTGCGTTATTTCGGGCGTGATGCTTTGCGATAGGCTGCTACTTGCATTACTCTTATTTTTGAGTAAGTTGTTTTGCAGCTGCTTGATTAACTCATTACCCCAATTCTGTATAATACGAGTTACCCCATCGTTGTCGGATGGGGTAAAGTCTTTAAAGTTTTTCCCTATATCTTCAAGAGTTGGCATTGATAGTCAAATAGGCGTATGCGATGAAATCGTTGAGTCTATTGAACCAACCCTTGCCAAATACGTCAAAGTCTCTTAATTGAGACAAAAAGTGCCTTCTATGTGCGTTTAATGATTCAAAGGCTGCCTTCTCTCCTTTCTCTTTTATCAATTGGTTAATTGTTGTAACCGTTTGATTTCCGATTTTGCCATCAATAGCCACTTTGTACCCTTGAGTATTTAACCACTTTTGCACTTGACGTGAAGCACCGGCAACACCGCTACCCCATGCAAAATCTGTCACATATTCACCCAACACTTGCGACTCTATCAAGTCTGCTTTTACTCCGTTCCAATAAAGTTTGTAGATGCCTTTAAAGTCAGCGTGAGTCATCTCGTAAAAGCGTGAAATGGCTGTGTTAGATGTGCCATAAATAGAGGCAAACACTCTCCAAGTAACTCCTTTGTTCGTGTGGTAGCCGCTGCCATCGGGTACAGGGTGACGTGATGCTGAATCTCTTTCGTGTTTTGATAGACCGCCTTCCCAACGAAGGATGTAGCCTAAATTTGCTTTATCAAGGTTTGCCATGTTGCTCAATTTCTTTGTGTAATCGGTTAAGATACCATTGTGATTTTTCCAAGTCTTGCAACCCATTTTTGCGATTATACCTCCACAAATACTTAAACACATTACCACGTAGATAGCCTTTAAATTCTTCATATGTCATACTTGCTTTAATACACTCAATGCACTCAATTTCGCCTTGATAGTGAGTAGGGTTGTTTACTGCATCCATAGTGTTTTAAATTCGTTAAATGGCAAATCTATGTAAAAAACGTGACCTCCGCTAACATATACCTGGGTTAATTCGTAAAAAGCAGACGCACCGACAACGTGGTCAAGGTCTAAAACTCCCTGCTCTTCAATCTCAACTTCGCTGCCTACCTCAATCCCAATGCGCTCGTATAATGGGTCTACGTCGCTTTCACGAAAGATGTAATTAACTTCTATCTTCATAGTGTTTTGTAAGTAAAGGCGTTAACTTTTATTGTTTCTTTGTCACCCTTACGGATTCTTTCAGGGTGAATCTCAAGCCATCTGCCACCTAAAGGCTTTGGCGGTGCGCCTCTTTCAACGTGCCATCCACCTTAACTTTATTATGATTGTTTAAACTTTCAATAGTATAGGTTAATTCGTGGTCTTCGTGAACGTGTCCCATCCAAACTAAATCTGCACCTTCTACAAATGAAGACATACGATTAAATTGTATAACTCCTTTTGTAACAATACCGCCACCGCCAAATCCGTGTATATATTTAATTTTATAAGCAGCCATACCGGCATTGAGTCCTCGTTGAAATTGATACACTATCCACCCACCATATCCACCAACCTCTACGTTGGTATTATTTTTAGAGTTTAAACCAAAAACAAATCTATCAATTAAGTCGGTCTCTAAATTTTTGAGTATGGCTGTCTCATGGTTTCCGTACATAACGACCTTGATTAAGTGCGCATAAGGGCTAAACCATTCAATCGCATCGTTTACAATTAAATCTAAATAGTTGTTTTTATTGTGTTCAGGGCGTATTCCTTCCTTGCTACGACGAGGATCATATTTTCCTGCCATACAACAGAATGTGTCTCCGTTAAATAGGATGTCAGCGTTTATCTCTAACGCTTGGTCAAGATGCTTCTTTAATAGGTCACGATTGCAATGGGGATTATCCCAGTGGATGTCTGAAATTAACAGCACTTTTTTAGGCTCAAAATCGTTCTTTAATATGTGTACGTTGTTCTTCATAAAAGGAGTGCTATAACTAAAAGCGTGGTAACAATTGAAAAAGTCTGATACCTATAAATCGCCACTTTTTGGCGATTGGTGTCGTTTATTAGTTCTTTGATTGTGTCGTTCTGACTATGTATGACAACGGAATCATTATGTGCTAATTTGACGTATAAAGATTGTTTTTGCCGACATTTGTGCAGTTCTAACAACCGCTCATTTATCTCTTTTATCGTGCTGTCGGAGAATTGAGAGGATAGCGTGCGTGGTAGCAGGGCTGCTAATACTATCCCTAAAAGTAGAAACGAGCGAGTCGTGCCTTTTGTCCACTTCGTATATCTCTCGTATAATAACGTATCGTATCGTATCATACCGGTATGTCGCAGTAGCTTTCGAGGTAGGGCGTGTTGATAGTAAAATTAACACCATGCCCAGCAACAACGTCT